TTTGGAGTTTGGAGATGCTCTACAAGCGATGATTTTGCAGTGGTTGTATAGTAATGAGGGTATCACCTTAGAAACGCTCTCTAACAACATTAAAAAGCCTGTGGAGGAGATAATGAGAGAGGTTGATGATATGGCACAGAGAGGCTTGATTGAATCTCTTGAGGATGGTTTTAGAATCACACCAGAGGGAACAACTACTCTTCAAAATTCAAATGTAGGAACAGAGATTGTTACTCGTTATACTTACGAAAAAGCACCGGGAATAAGCGGAGGCGATTTGTTGCCTACATCTCGTGACTTCTGTCAGAGGATGATTAGACTCAACCGAGTTTACACAAGAGAAGAAATCGACCAAATATCTGTGATACTTGCAAGGGAGTACAATGATCCTGGTTATTCAGCATGGAAAAGACGAGGCGGATGGATGACCATCAAAGGCACAACTGCTCACGTTCCATATTGCCGCCACATTTGGCAACCACAACTATTAAGAAGAAGAATCAATGGCTAACTTTGTTTATTTTATATCGACTCAATACCTACGAGATAATTCACCTATCAACGAGAATGTTGATCCTAAGCTGTTAAAATCTGCAATCAAAGAGGCTCAAGAGATTTACATTCGTGATGTGATTGGCTCAGGTATTTATGATGAGTTACAAGATCAAGCATACAACGACACTCTGACAACTGACAACAGAACATTGTTAGATTCATACATTGCACCTTGTTTGAAATACTATTCACTCACTGAGTCGATGTTGCCGATGACGTTCAAGTTTATGAATAAATCAGTAGCCACTCGCAATTCTGAAAATGCAACGCCTATTACAACAAGTGAATTGACACAGATTGAGCAACGTTACAGAGATAAGGCTGAGTATTATGCAGAGAGATTGAGAGATTATTTGAGAGAGAATCCAACATTGTATCCAAAGTTCTTGAATCCTGGAAGTGGTTTTGACGTTATCAGACCAAAGAATACAGCATTGTTTGGAGGCATTTATATGCCGGGTACCAGTGATGACTGCTTCTACAATTATGATTTCCCTAATGACGAAGAATAAATGGAGGCTAAAAAACGAAGCCAAGCTTAAAAAATATGACGCTCAACCAAATAATCGAAAAGATAAAAACACAAGCGGAAAGCCACAAGATGGTAGGCAAGTTCGCAGTGGGGGCAGAGTTTGACTTTGCAGTTGATGAAGTTAAATACTATCCTCTTGTATGGTTAGTGCCAAATGGCTTTACCTTTAACACTGAGCAGAAGGCTGTGAATTATGACTTCTCAATGCTTGTGATGGACAGACAATTTGAAAGCAGCTCTAACACGATTGAAGTGCTATCTGACACGGCAGGGATTATTATTGACATTGTAACACTACTTAAAAGAAACGTAACTGATGCAGACTTTGAGATCGTGGTTAGCGGAAACGCTGAACCCTTTTTTGATTCCCGTACTGATGTGGTTGCTGGGCATGGCATCAGCTTTACTATTAACACGCCCTACCTCGAGTCCTATTGCGACATACCAACGTGATACAAGCCGAGTAATTATAATTAGAGAAATATATGCAGTTGATAAAGAAATTGATTCACTTCGCAACATTTACTCTGATAGCATTAGCAGTGTTAACACCACAGAGAGCATCTTGTCAATTCTCAGACAGCACGATAAGAGAGATAAATGAGCGATTGATTGAGTTGCATCAGTGCAGAAAGAAACAAGAGCTTTATATAAAGTTGTCAAAGCAAGATTCAGCACAGATAATGAATCAAGCTTCAATAATAACCAACCAAGAACAAACCATTGCCAAAGAAAAAAGCAAGAACAAAATACTGAGAAACGTTAACGCTGTTCAGTTTGCTTTGCTCATATTGGCTTTAATACTATGAAGACAAATGTACACATCATCAGAAACACATTCGAGCCAAAAAAAGTATTGCTCATCAGTGATGCCCATTGGGATAATCCAAAGTGTGACCGTGACCTACTTAGAAGCCACCTTGAAAAAGCAAAAGAAATCGGAGCGGACATACTGCTTAATGGTGATACCTTCTGTTTAATGCAGGGGGCTTACGATCCTCGTAAGAACAAAAACGACATTAGACCAGAACATAACAAGGCTAACTATTTAGATGCCGTTGTAAACGATGCGGTCAAGTGGTTTAGTCCTTATGCTCATTTAATTAAGGTAGTCGGTTATGGTAATCACGAAACTAACATCTTAAAACGACAAGAAACAGATGTGATTGAGCGTTTTGTGTATGGGCTTAATTCAACCAATGACACCAATATTGAAGTTGGAGGTTATGGCGGTTGGATAGTTTACAACTTTGTTCGTGAGAAAAGCAACGGCAAAGTGAATTTTAATATCAAGTATTTCCACGGCTCAGGTGGAGGCGGACCAGTGACAAAGGGAACAATTCAGTTCAACAGAATGCAGACCTTTGTTGAGGGTGCTGACCTTATATGGATGGGGCATGTACACGAAGATCATGAATTGACCTACACAGTTGAACGATTAACACAAAGCAAGGTAAAACTTAGAGATATTCTCATGGTCAGGACAGCCACATACAAGGAGGAATACAACGAAGGCAAAGGCGGATGGCACGTTGAACGTGGGGCAAGTCCAAAGCCTTTGGGCGGCAGATGGTTAGAGATGCACCCTGAAAGAATAAGAAAAGACGGGAACGAAGAATTAAAAGTCAACGCTTTCACATACAAGATAAGATGAAGATAGAGGTAAACTATATATTTCGAGAAGACATGATTGATCCTATATACGAACAGATAGGGTTGCAATCAGAAGCTCACGAAGTTGAGATTGTTGAACAGGGTGTTTTGGATTTGTCAAAAGTAGTTGGAGCGTCACAATTTTATGAGATGACACAGGTCTTTTGTGAGGGATCTCATAGTTTTTACATAGATTTGCCGTACGAAGAGTTTAGATATATATGGCTGACAACGTGAACAATCCTACCCACTATGCAGGGGAGATTGAATGTATAGAATGTATTAAATCACAGATGAGTTATGAAGAATTTAAAGGGTATCTTAGGGGTAATTGTCTTAAGTATATGTGGCGTTATAATCGTAAGAACGGAATGGAAGACTTGCAAAAAGCAGAGTGGTATATCAAAAGATTACAAAAAGAAATACAAGACCATGGGTAATATAAACAATGCAAATATCGACTATATCCTTCGGTGGGAAGGAGGACTCAGTAAGCACTCTAAAGATAGTGCATCAGCAAATTGCGTACCTGACGGCTCAGGCGTTCATACAAACAAAGGGATTACTTGGGCGGCTTGGAAATTACAGCACGGAGATTCAGAAGAATCAGTAAAACGCTTTTACGAGATGACTCATGACGATTGGAAGTCAATCTATAAGTTGTATTGGGAAGGAATAAAAGCGGATGATATTGAGTCAGATTTGATTGCTGAGTTCTGGGCGGATTTTGCTTGGGGTTCTGGCGTTTACGGAGCAGCCAAGCAGCTTCAGAAATTTATCGTATCAGAGGGTTTTTCTATTGCGGTAGATGGGAAGGTAGGGAAGAACACTTTGAGTGCCTTAAATCGCATTATAATAATGAAAGGAGAGGACTATGTATATCTTAAGTCATACGATCACAGAGTGAACTTCTTAAGAGGGCTTTCTTCCTTTAAGCATTTTGGTCGTGGATGGATTAGCAGATTGAAAGATTTTCACAACTACGCATTAAGTAAATTGAATGGCTGATTCTCTTGAAAGCATAGGTAAAGAGTATTCAGATTTTAACCCGTCAGCAGATGATGGGATTTTGCGTGTAGTTCAAAATTGGGGCAATGAGCTTATTGCTCAAATGCAGAACAGATTAAGGGCTAACAAGAAAAACGCTTCAAGTTCACTTTCTCAATCTATTGAGCCACAAATTAAACAAGCAAGGGCTGACAATCTTAGATTGACAATCTTGATGGAGGATTACTGGCAGTATGTAGAAGATGGAAGGAGAGCCGGTAAGATGCCACCGATTAAAAACATTTACGAGTGGATACAAAACAAACGACCTGTGCAACAAAAGATTGCTCAGTCACCTAATAGAATAGCGGCTACAAAGTCACTTGCCTATGTCATAGCCAGGAAGATTGGACAGAAGGGAACAAAAGCTCAACCATTCGTGACACCATCCTTAAAAAAAGTCACAACCCAAACACTCGCTCAGAGGATTGGAAAGTATATTGCCGATACTTTAGGCAGCCCATAATTAAAAAAGTTTTTTCATTCTACAAATTATTTTTATATTTGTGGTATGGAAATTCAAGAAATTGTAAAGCTAATCAAGCTTAAGAAACGTCACGGCATCATCAAGCGTGTCAGTGAACAAACGGGCGTATCTATGCCCAGCGTTAAGAAGTACATTGAAGGCAATGTTATTTCAGACAAGGCTCTACTTGTTTTGAAAGCTGCATTAGAGGACATTGAAAACGAGGAGGTGCAGCAATGATCACTATTTTAGTACACGACCACGAAATTGAGGTGGAGCAGTATTTTGTCACGCTATTCTATGACCGTGAGGAAATCGAATCAATGATCATGGAGCATTACCGTGACGAGTATTCTGACCATGTCTTCAAAGTAGTTGACGAGGAAGGTGCATCCTATCAAACTGATTTAACCATTTACAACGACATTGAGCGTCATGATGTTATCAATGACCTAATGTACTACCACGATTTAAAACCAACAAGAATTAAACTAATAGAAAATGAAAACAAGCAATGAAACAAGCAACCTTGTGAAAGCTCTCTTTGAGTTCCAAGGTAAAGTCAACGCTGTAAAAAAGACAGCCAGGAACGATCACTTTGAATCAAGCTATGCAGACTTATCAAGCATACTTGTTACCATCAACCCGGTATGTCAGGAGTTAGGGATTTTAATTACTCAGCACCCACACGATGACGTATTGGTTACTAAGGTTTATCACGTTGAGAGTGGTGAATGGATGCAGTCTGAACAACTCTTGAGAATGCGAGATGCTAACAATCCACAGCAGTATGGCTCAGCCTTGACCTATGCTCGTCGTTATGCTTTGGCTTCTATCTTTAACTTGAACCAGGCAGACGATGACGGCAATTCTGCAAGTGGTCACCAAGTGAAAACAGTGAAGGAAACCATCACGCCACAGCATCCAATGTGGGATAAAGCATTGAAGCACATGCAAAGCGGTGGTAAGATTCAAGACATTAAGGATAAGTTTGTTATCTCTAAAAAGCATGAGGAGGTGTTGACAGCAACGAAATGACTACTGAGCAACGGATGGAAGTTACTATGACACAAAGTCAAGAGGAATGGCTTAAAGCAAGAGCCAATCGTTTTACGGCTTCAGTAGTACACAAGTTAATGGGGAGTAGCCGATCAGGTTCTCCCCTATCTAAAACGGCTGAAACATTTGTATATGAACGAGCTGCTGAGATACTTACCGGCAACTCTAAGCCAATATATGGAGATGCTCTTGAATGGGGTATCACTCATGAAGCAGATGCCTTTCATCACTTCAGTCAACAGAACTTTCAAGAGTGGACATACTACGGAGGTGAAACCTATGCGTTTATTCCATACGGTGAGTACAGCGGCTATTCCCCTGACGGGTTGAGTTCAGATGCAATCCTTGAAATAAAATGCCCATACAATAGCGGCATCCATTTAAAGAACTTCAATATCTATGATGCGGACAGCCTTAAGCAAATACACCCAGAATACTATTGGCAGATGCAACTTGGAATGTTAGCGACTGACCTGGACTATGGTTACTTCGTTTCATACGATCCGAGAATGCCACAGGAAAAAATCATGCACATTGGAGAAATTGAACGTCATGAGGTTGAGTTTGAACTTAATGAGAAATTAGAGAACGCTTGGGAATTATTGCAAGAAATTTTGGCGAATTAAAAAAAAGTTTTATATTTGAAGTATGAAAAACGAACAAATAAACCAAATCAAACAAGATTTAACTAATGGCGTACAATTCGGAAATGATTTAGCAAATTGGTTTTCATTAGTTAATGTAGAAAAAAATAGATTCATTTTGGATATTAACGGTGATGTGAAATTTTACAAAAATCTTGATTCGGTAGCAAAAAGAATTAATCAACTATTAAACAAGGGGGCTTAATCGCCCCCATAATTAAACAACTATGGAAGTACCAGTAATATTAGTTTTACCAATCGCATTAATCATGACCATTTGCTATTTAGCTTATTTGAAAATATGCGACGAAGTCAGAGAATTTAAGAAGCTTGATGATGAGCTTGAACGCCAAGCCAACGAATCTGAAAAGCCGTATGTTGAACCTTTATACAGAAGGAGATTCAAGAAATGAACAACATGATTCAGCAAAAGGTTGCGGCAGTTCTACTCAAGCACCCAGAAACTAAAGATGATGACCGAATGCTTACAGCCTATTATTGGACAATGCAGATGTCAGATGAAGGCATAAGATTAGAAACCTTTGATGATTTTAAGCGTGAGTACACATTCGGCAAGTTGACCGATGCACAGACCATCACGAGAATCAGAAGAAAGCTTCAGATGGAGCGACCACAATTCAGAGGTCGTAAGTACATGGAGAAGATGGCAAAGCAACAAAAAGTCAAAAGTGATTTGGGTTATACGGATAATTTATTATATTCGTAAAGCAAACAACAGGGTGGAAGCTGTTATGTTTAAGAACTTTTGCCTCGGCTGGTTAGATGGTCTTCCACACATCTAACTGGTACGGGGCTTTTTTTATGGCACAAAATAAGAAATCATTCATATTGTACACCGACTTAATTCATACGGTGGAGCAGTTAAACGAGGAACAAGCAGGGAGATTGTTTAAACACATTCTCGCCTACGTTAATGACTTTGATCCTCAAACAGACGATGTTATCACTAAGATTGCATTTGAACCTATTAGACAACAGTTAAAGCGTGATTTAAAGAAATGGGATACTTACATTGAAAAACAAAGTGTTAACGGTAAGAAAGGAGGCAGACCAAAGAAAGCCAAAGAAACCCAAAAAACCCAAGCCTTTTCTGAAAAACCCAAAAAAGCTGATAGTGTAAATGTAAGTGTAAGTGATAGTGTAAATGTTAATGTAATAAATAAGAGAGATAAATCTCTCTTGGTGGAAAGGGATGAAATCTTTAATCAGGTTTGGAAGGCTTACAGCCAAGTTTCAACAAGGCAACCAGGAAGTAAAAAGGATGCGGCATTAAAATTTAAAAAGTTAAAACAGACCGAGCTTGAAAAGATTAGGGAGCATTTGCCCAAATATCTTAAGAATCACATCTCAGCTCAAAAGACAGATTATCTTCCTAACTTTACAACGTATTTAAACCAAAGGCGTTATGAGGATGAGAAACTCCCGTATGCAGATAGTCAAAACGAATTAGATAACTGGACATTATGAACTACATTCAGGATATACCACAGGAGATGATATTGGAGCGATTAAAAAAGCTCTGTTCATTAGGAGGCATCAAGCCACCAACACAAGGCAAGGAGTTCATCGAGTTTATTCAAGACGGATTTGCACGATGCGAAATTGAAACGATGGACAAAGCCTTTCGCGAATACTTGTTAGGTAAGTACACGATCAGACAACCACAGCAACTCAACGTCAAGTTTGTGAGCGATATCATGAACGCCTACATAAAAGACAACAGCCACACGTTAAAACTAAAACCACGGGAGTATATGGCGATTGAAGCACCCAAAGACAACAGCCCTAAGATGTCAGCCTTTGAGATAGCCAAAAGCAATTGGGAGAATGTCAGAAATAAAAGGGCGGCAGTGTTTCCATCTTTTCTATGCAAGGCTTGGGAGGAGTTAGAAGATAAACCAAAGATTGATCAAAAACGAGTGAGTGAATTAGTTGAGATTATCAAGGACAATCAAAATATATGGTTTTACAAACTGAAAAGGGAAAGAGGACACAAGCAGAAACGCTCACAATTAAACGAGGAAATAATTTACAAGGCAGCCTGTATGGCATACTATTTAGAACTATGAAAGATTTTTACCCAGAATACATTGCAGCAAAGCAAAAGCTTACACGCTTAGAAAAGCAACACGAGAACTATCAACGTAAAGTTAGAAACCAAATGAGAGAGTATCAAGTAAGCATCCAGAAAATGCGTCACCAAATACTGAAACTTAAAGGACACAATGTTGAAAAATGTCAAGAACTTTACGGACGCATTTTAAACGAGTACGGCATCACTGAAGATGAGTTAAAAAGTCCTATGAGAGATAGATCAATCGTCAACGTCAGACACGCTTTGTTTTATCATCTTAGACATCGGAGAAACTTTAGCACTGTGAAGATAGGCTCAATATTTAATCGTGACCATTCAAGCGTTATAAATGGATGCAAGAGAGTAGAGAACTGGTTAGACATTCCTCAAGTGTACAGAGAGGAGTTAACCATATTAGAGTTAATCAATGGAGCTGACAGTCAAGAAAGGGCGTGAGTACGTTCATATAATCCTTGAAAATGACAAGCAAGTCATCTACTATGCAAAGAAATACATCAAACAAGGATTTGAGGTTTATTCAATATGCAATGACAAGACTGTGCGTTTATTGTGTAAAACTTCTTGAACAAGGATAAAAAAGATAAACAAACTTTGACATATCAAAAAAGCCGACATCATAAACGAGCTGACAACAGCCGAATGGTTGAGGGAAGTTTGTGACAAGATAGGGAAGCACCAAGCCAATGATTTGTATCAGGAGGTGTTTCTAATAGTCTGCGAAAAGGATGAAGATTGGATATTGGAAAAATACAACAGCGGATATTGGGAAGGGCTTGTCATTCGCATTGTGGTCAATCAGGCTTACGGTCAATACACCAGGTTTAACAAACTATTTAAACAAGAGCCAATGCTTGACAGTTCCAAGCTGGAGATTGCTGACCATGATGTTGATTACAGAAATGAGATACTTTACTACTGCATTGACATTGTGCTTAGAGATTATGATTGGTATCACACTAAAATCTGGAGGCTTTATTCAGAGGGTGGGCGTAACATCAAACCAAAATCAGCACGATCAATTAGCAGAGCAACCGGCATCAGTAGGCATGAGATAGACAAAGTGATTAACGAGATTAAATACAAAGCAAATAAACAATTCAAAAAATATGAGCCATACATTTGAGATAATAGGACTCGCCTCCGCAGGAGTAATTCTTGTAAGAAACTGGACATACAAGCTAAAGGTTAAGCCATTTACCTGTGAGCTATGTCTTGCGTTTTGGTTGAGTGTACTGTACTTCCACTCCTTGGAGGGAGTTCTATTCTCATTTGCAAGTGGAATGATAGCAACGATATTAAACAGATATGTATGAACTAAAAGATCTAAACGAAGTAATTGAAACACTACAAAGACATTTAAAATACCGCAAAGGCTTTGCCATCAGTCAACCACGACCAAGCGAAGTCAATGAGGCACTAACCAAAGTAATAAGAATCCTAAATGAACAAAGAACAAATTGATTTCATCCTCACCGAGATGTTGCCGGTGTTTCAGAAATGGAAAGAAACACAAGTTTTAAAGATGACACCTGAGCAGAACGTGGAGTTCAGAGCAATCTATTTACAAGAGATGGGCAAACCATTACCCACCTGCGGCAACTGTGTAGTTGAGGGAATGCTTTCAATGATTATTAGATCAGAAGCACAGCAAAAGGAATTAATGGCTGATCAAAAGCCTAAACGTAAAAAGAGAAAACGCATTGAAAAAACACACAAAGATTTATCTAAAGGAGATGAACTACCATCCGACGGATTGGATAGCCTGTGAGATGTGCGGAAACACAGCAGTTGATATTCATCACATAGAAGCAAGAGGAATGGGTGGAGGCAACAAGGACACGATTGAAAACCTAATGGGATTATGTAGAAGTTGCCACATTGAATACGGTGATAAAAAGCAACACAAAGAGATGTTAAAAGTTGTCCATAAGGTTAAAATGACAGAAAGAAAATGAATATACAAGTAGTCAAAATAACAGACATTAAAAGTAACCCAAACAATCCAAGGGTTATCAAAGATGACAAGTTTCACAAGCTGTGTGAATCAATCAAGGCATTCCCTAAGATGCTTGAGCTACGACCAATCGTTGTCAATGATGATATGGTTGTACTTGGAGGCAATATGCGATTAAAAGCATTAAGGCATTTAGGATTAAAAGAAGCACCAATTATAAAAGCATCAGATTTAACCGAGGATCAACAGAGGCAATTCATAATTAAAGACAACGCAGGATTTGGTGAGTGGGATTGGGATATGATAGCAAACGAGTGGGATACTGCTGAACTTGAGGAGTGGGGTATTGATATTCCGACATTTGCAGAAACAGAACTTGAAGCAGAAGAAGATGACTTTGATGTTCCTGAAAGTGGAATAGAAACGGACATTGTATTAGGTGACTTAATTGAGATTGGTGATCATCGTTTGTTGTGTGGAGATAGTACGGATTCAGATTCGGTTGCAAAGTTGATGGATGACAAAATAGCGGATTGCGTTTTTACTGATCCGCCTTATGCTTTATTTGGTAATAGCACAGGAGTGGCAGATGTTGCAGATGATAAAATGGTTAGACCTTTTTTTAGAGGGATTTTAAAAGAATATAAAAACATAACAAAACCCTACGGTCATATTTATGTATGTTGTGATTGGCATTCGGCATTTGTAATTGAAGCAATGAGTAGAGAGGTTGAATTAAAAGCTAAGAATTTATGTATATGGGACAAAGGCGATGGTGGAGTTGGTGCGATGTATCAACAATGCTATGAGATGATATGGTTTTTTGATAATAGCCCAAAGAATAAAACAACGAGCAGAACAATAAAAGCAGGTGTTCGTACTGTTAATGGCAAACCAAATATTTGGAGGCACAACAGAGTAAATTCTGAAAGAGTGCATAATGCTCAAAAACCTATTGAGATGGTTTCTAATGCAATAGTCAACTCATCAGATAAAAATCAGATTGTTGTAGATCTATTTGGTGGTAGTGGAACCACTATGGCAGCATCTCATAAGGTTCAAAGAAATTGCTATATGATGGAAATGGAGCCTAAATACTGCCAAGTAATAATAGACCGAATGAGAAAGTTAGACCATACACTTGTAATAAAAAGAAACGGACAAATAATATAGAGATAATTTAGAAGATGGCTAACGAACAGAATCTCATACCAGCAAAAAAAGGAGAGGTCAGAAATCCCAATGGTAGACCTAAAAAAGTGGACACTATATTGAAGGAAATCTTCTTGGATGAGTACAATGTCAAGTTATCTAAATCACAGACGGAGGAGATAATCAAAGGGGTATTATCACGGACAAGAAGCGAACTAATGGAACTTGCTCAAAACGATGACCTTCCATTCTGGATTTCTATGATTGCAAATAAAGCGACAAAGGACTACAAGAAAGGCAGCATACATTTGTTGGAGTTATTATTTGACAGAGTATATGGTAAGCCAAAGGAAACAGTTGATCAAAACATTGAGGCAAAAACAATCAACGTCACACTAAACTTAGAAAACCCAAAAGGTAAATAATATGGATGAAATTACATTTTTAGGAAACGCCTGGTCAGATGACTATGGCTTAAACATCACGGTAA